CCGGGGTACGTAACGCAATGGGTACTATTTCCGGGACAATGTTCCAGATGTTAAACGGCTTGTTTAGGCAGAGTAGCTTATTTTCTACTAGGATTCCTGCCCCTATATTAAAGGCATTCACTACTATTAAGTCCGGGGCAGTTAAACTAGTAAAAACTTTAGGCCTTACGGCTAAAGGAATATCTGGCTTCGCTACGGCAGCAGTATCAGCGCTAGTAAATGGCTTGCAGTTGTTGTCATTCGCTATTGGGGCAATATCTATGTTCTCCTACGTAGGAAGAATGTTCCTAGATTGGGGCAAGTTTATGGGTAAGGCGTCTGACGCAGCCTCTTCTTTATCCAGCGAGCTGGGAGAGGTCAATACCCGACTGTCTGAATCCATAAATATTAATATGAAGGGTATAGCGGGTAGTATGACAGGAGCTATTCAAAGCGCAGACTTTATATCCGCAGTAACCGCAGATATCTCAGAAGCGTTAGCAAAAGCCCTAAGGGACATAGATATGAAAGCGGTTATGGAAGACGGCTGGGGCAACTTTGCAGACTTCTTCTATGATATGTTTGGGAAAGGCCTAGAGGACAGCTTAGGGAGCGCCCTAGGTAACGCTTTAAATGCACAAGCTAAACTAGGTAATAAGCTATCTAAGGAGATGCTTACGTCTATTATAGCTGACTTAAATGCTGCGGACGCTACTGGATTTGACCCAGAAGAGATCGGGGGCTACCTATCTAAGCTAAGAAAAGGTGCATCTCTTACTTCTCTAGAGCTAAGAGAGTTCAACGATGTACTAGAGTACGTAGGTGGCGAAGGGCTAGTAGAGAACTTAGAATTAATTAATAGAAAACTAGAGGAACAAGCCAAGTTAGCAGAAAGAGCTGCAGGAAACCTAAAAGGGTTGACCGCTGCATTCGATTCTATAGATAAGTCTATTAAAGGTATGCTAAAGTCCACAATCCCAGACTCCCCTTTCACTAAGGTAGCGGAAGAGTACTCAGCTTTAGTTGTATTATTAGGTAAAGAAGACATTTCTATAAGCAACAAAATACTGAGCATATTTGAGAAGGGTAGATTTGAGCAAGCAGGAGTACCTGCAGACTTAAAGACTAGGTATACAAATTGGATAGATAGTCTGAAGTTAGCCAAGAAATCCTTATCTAAGCTTAAACTAGGCGAGGGTACAGATGCTGAGATAAAGCATACAGAGTCTCTTATTAGAACCGCAGAGTCCGAGATCGCTAAATTAGCGGGCACTATCCGTAATAAATTACTAAAAACACACGACATTACTGGGCTCGAAGGAATAGTTCCCAAGTTGTTCGGGGGGAACCTGACCAAGATAAATGACCAGGCCATAGCTCTAGCCACGACTATTAGAGGTATTAAATCCTTATCTAGTAAACTAAGTAAGGCAGATGATGGTATATTTGCAGCTGAGATAGCCTCATACGAGGCAGCCATTTTAGGTAAGGAACAGTTAGCGAGCCTGCTGACAAAGAGAGACTTAGATAATAAAACCCCTACTCTTAGTACTCCCGAGCGCGAGGACTTAGAGGCGCAAATTGCGGCAGTAGTAGCTAAGCAGTTTGAATTAATGCGAGTAAGTGACAAAGTCGCTGAGCAGATGCATAAGCAGTCTGGATCTGTATACTTGCTATCTGCTAGACTTAAAAACTTAAAGAACGATCTTCAGTTAAGTAACTCAGAGTGGTTTAAGTTTAAAGCCGCAAAGATAGATACAGCATTCAGCTCCCTTAGAAAGCAATTAGACCCTCTAGAGGGTGAGTACATGCTAATATCCGAAGCAGTTGACGTATTTAACCTAAAATTAGGCAAAGGGTCCGAAGAGGCAGATGCCGCAATCCAGAAGTACGTTAAGTTAAACAGTACTATAGGCAAGCTGCAGACTACTATGAAGGCCCAAGAGTTCACAGAGTCCCAAGCAGGGGATAAAGCATATGCGGACTTTGTATTAGCTAGTACCGGTGCAGAGAATAATTCTGTATTCTTCAAGTTAGAGCAGTTAAAAGAGTCTCTTAAAAGGGAGAGAGCTGCTAAAGTTGAGTCTCTTACAGCTTCCGGGCACACGGAAGAGTTTGCAGCCTTAGCCGCAGAGAATATGCTAAAGGCTCACAAAAAGATTACCAAAGAGGCGGAAAAGCGTTTCAAACTAGAACGTAAGACAGCTAAAGTTAATAGCATTAATACCCGCAGAAAGGCTATAGCGGAAGAGAGAGTAAATTTAGGAATGCAGGCAGAGCACTGGAAGGAGTCCTCCACATTACTAGAGCTTAGACAGGCCACTGCAAAAATCGAAAGAGACTACGCCGAAGAAGGATTAGACTTTAAAAAGCAAGAGTTACGACAAGACGAGATTATGCTTGCATACTCTAAGCTAGAGTTTGAGCTGTTTGAAGCAAAGAGAGATGAGGCGATAGCTGCCTTCGAGAGCATGGCAGAAGCGTACACAGGTGTAGCGTCTACTATTTCAACAGGTATTGGAGATGCAGTATCTGCTAGTCTCATGGGGCAAGAGGAGGACCAGGACTGGAGACAGATTATATCCCAGTCCCTTGCGGATTCTGCAGGCGGACTAGTTTCTAATATTGTAGACGAGCAACTAACAGGTAGAAAAGGCTTTATAGCTAATTTGATACCTGAAGGGGACTTTAAAACTGCTATATTCGGAGCCGAGGATCCTTCAGTACAACTAGGTAAAGACATGAACAGCCTTGCCAAGATGGCAGAAGGCGCCGGCTTAAAAGTACGTATAGTAGAAGGAGCCTCCGCTGTTACGAAGACCGACGCAATAAAAGACGGGTGGGAATGGTTAAAAGATAAGGTTAAAGGTAACTCTTCCCGTATGAGCGAGGAGTATTTTATAAACAACAGTACTGCAGAGGCTGGAAAGTTCATAAATCACGCTACTGATGCAATCACTCCCGAGAACATGACAAGGTACATAGAAAACCTAGAAAAGGAGCAGAAACTTAAGTCAGAAATCGCAAAGCTCAAAAAAGACTTTAATGCTAATCAGTTTAATGTTAAGCCCGTACATAGGTCTACAGTAGATAGTTTACGTTATAACAAACAATTAAAATACTTCCAACACCCTGAGTCCGTGCAAGACGCGCAGAACTGGAAGACAAAAGACGCATTTAAAGACATTAAACCTTTAAGCGGTGTACAGCAGAAGTTACCGTTTACGGGGCCTGGAATACCTACTAATAGTGCTGCCAGTTTTAAGTTACTCCCTATATTAGAAAGACTTAGCGGGGCAATTACAGGGATATGGCCCAGTCCTCTAACTGTAGACCCTATGGCCAAACCATACACACCGCCAACAGATCCTAATCTACCTTTAGGGAACTACGGACCAACTGCTTCAGAATTAAACGATGGAAACGTTTTAGAAATGTTCTGGAACATGGGGTTGAGAATAGGTGAGAAGGTCAACGAAGCCCTAGGGTTAACAGACCCTACAGGTGCTGTGGATAAAATGAAAGTCCCGCAGACCTTCGAATATGCGGATCCATACTCCGTAGACGCTAATAGCCTTATTGGTCAGAAGCTAGAGAGTATTGTTCTACGTACTCCAACATTAGAACTACAAAACGCAGCGCTAACTGCAGCTATAGATGCTTCAAATGGAGAAGGCGGGTCTACTAAAGTGGAAGTTGTCAACTCTGCAGATATTAAGTCAGAGGCTATTGGAGCTTCGGGAGTGCCTATCCCTACTACTAGTATTACAGGAGACGCTACTACAAATAAACTAAGTACAGACCTTAGAGCTAGTATGGCAGCTAACTTAAACTCCCAGATACAGAATGATAACTTAAATGCTAAAGCACTTATTACTAATTCCTTATCTACGGTAGGTACTAATCTTATGAGCGGTGCAATAAATAGTTTTTTTGGGTTCGCTAATGGTGGTGTAGCTAAGGGGGGTTTCAGAGCATTTGCAAACGGCGGTACAGTTAAACAACCTACGCTAGGACTAGTTGGCGAAGGTAAGTACAACGAAGCGGTAGTTCCACTACCTGATGGCAAGTCTATTCCAGTAATTGGGGCAGGCGGAAATAGTGGAGACAACAACGTTACTGTTAATGTTACAGTAGATAGCAATGGAAACGCTAAGTCCGATACTCAAAGTGGTATGGACGGAGATCAAGCTAAGCAATTAGGATACATGGTATCTCAAGCAGTACAGCAAGAGTTAATGCAACAACAACGACCTGGAGGACTACTTAGTAGTTACTAATAATGGAAAATTTTAACTTAGACGTAAATGTAAGCCCAGACAGAGGACTAAAAACCTCTAGTAAACCCAGAGTTCTTACAGCTACTTACGGAGATGGATATGAGCAGCGAGTAGCTGCAGGTATTAATAATGTTCCCGAAGTATGGGAACTAACGTGGAAGAACAGAACTTCGGCAGAGTCTAACAAGATAATCAAATTCTTAGAGGAACACGGAGGAGTAACTCCTTTTGATTGGTACCCTACGGGGTATGACATATCTAGCACGGCTACCAGCGCTGACACTAAAAAGTTGATAGATACTAGTCAGTATTTTACTGCTAGATACTTAAATACTACAGTTACAGACTCACTAGGAAATACGGCGATAGTAACTGCAGTAGATAGTGCCACAGAATTGTCTCTATCTATAGACATTATGTTAGAAGCAGAAACGTATACAATATACCCGTACAAGAAGTACAAATGTGATAAATGGAGTTCCCAGGAAGTTCTCAGCGGTATTAGAACTGTTTCAGCAACCTTTACTAAAGTATTTGAGCCTTAATTATGAGTGATAAAATTACCCAAGATATACACGGATTTGAACCTGGAGCAGTTATTGAGCTATTTGAGCTTGATCTGTCTACAGGTTCAGCATCCTCCACAGAACCTGTCTTTAGATGGCACTCTGGTATAAATGAAAATATGCAAGAAATTGTGTGGCAGGGTAACAGGTATGCCGCCTTTCCTATTGAAGCAGACGGTTTTGAGTTTTCTGGAAAGGGAGCAATTCCTAGACCTACTTTAACTGTTGCTAACATTACATCTATGCTCACGCAAGTTATTAATAGCTATGACGACTTAGTAGGATCAAAAGTAACTAGGAAGAAAACTTTTGCTAAGTACTTAGATTCATACTGCTACACAGATGGGTACCCTGTCGCAGGAGTATGTACTTTAGAAAGCGGTGGAGACCCTAGCCTTAGTAAGTCTGATTGCTTAGATCCAACTAAAAATGGGGGTGCTGTAGTTCCGGGAGTTACTACAGGTGTTGCTACTAATAAATTGATAGATAGCTCACAGAGCTTCACTACAGGGTATATAGGTGGGACTGTAACGGATTCAACTTCTAATACAGCTCTAGTATTAGGAGTTGTTAGCCCTACTGAATTAACATTAGATACTGATATACTAGTTAGTGGGGAGTCTTACACTATTACAGGCAACATACCGGGTACTTGGACAGTATATAACCCAGCTACTTGTGAAGCTGCAACGGGGCCAGGCATATGGTATGCATCAGCCTCGGCCGATGATACTGCACACTTCTCTGATGAGATCTGGTACATAGATAGGAAGGCCGTTGAGACTCGTACTCATATTCAGTTTGAGCTAACTGCGGCACATGACATTCAGGGAGTGAAACTTCCGGCACGTACTGTAACCGCTAACTCTTGTGCATGGAGATATAAGGGTGTAGAGTGTGGATACTCTGGAGATATTATTTTAAAAGCAGGCAATTTCGAAGGGACCACCACTGTAGTAGCGGGAGTACTAACCTCTGTAAGTATAGACAGCGCCGGCACAAACTATACAGTAGCTCCTACTGTAAACATTCTTACAGACTCGGATGCTGTAGGTTCTGGAGCTACTGCTACAGCTACAATAGCTAGCGGATCCGTCAGCACTATAACGATTACTTCTGGAGGTTCTGGGTACGGTAAATGTTCGGACACTTCTTACACAACATCGGCGACTTGTGTGTCAGCAGGCGGAACTTGGGATGATACTCACCCTCCTCAGATTTTTATGGTAGGTGGGGGAAGTAATACGGTACCTGATCAGTTCTGGGATATCGCAAACAATACTGTAGCCTCTTCGGACTTAGATGTATGCTCGAAGACTTTTAACTCTTGCGAGTTGAGGTTCCCTGAATCGGTAGAAAGCCCTTTCGGAGGATTCCCAGGAGCAGGAATTAACATGGGATGATTGAAAGAACCTTAGAAGATTTTAGAAAACATACTGAAGCTGAGTACCCTAAAGAGGCTTGTGGCTTCATCGTTGGGGTGGGTAAAAAAGAGAGGTACTTCCCTGCTAATAATATAGCCGAATTAGCCGACAAGTACTTTATTATTGACCCCGTTAGTTATGCAGAAGCAGAAGACATGGGTACCATACTAGGTATCTGCCACTCTCACCCTAACGAGGGATGCAACCCCTCTGAGGCGGATAGAGTAACCTGTGAAACTACTAATAAACCTTGGCACATTTTAAGTTGGCCAGGTAACATGTTATACAGCTGGGAGCCCGAAGGGTATGAAGCCCCTTTAGTAGGTAGAACGTTCAGTTATGGTACCTTAGATTGTTGTACCTTAATGAGAGATTATTTCAAAAAAGAATTAAATATCGAATTCGATTGTGACAGTGGTCAAGATGGCTGGTGGGATAAAGGAGAGAATAGATACTTAGAGAACTACGAGAATCAGGGTTTTGTACGTATACTTGATGAAACTGATGTAAGAAAATATGATGTATTTTTAATAAAATTAGTTTCACCGGTACCAAACCATGCCGCAGTTTTCATCGGAGACGATAAAATACTACATCACGTATACGGTAGACTATCCAATAGGGAACTTTACGGAGGGTATTGGAGAAAGCATACCACGCACCACTTAAGGCACAAATCATTATGTTAAAATCAGTTAAATTATATGGGGAGTTAGCAGAAAAGTATGGCAAAGACTGGTCTCTAGACGTAGAGTCCCCTCGGGAGGCTTTCCAAGCCTTAGCTGTTAATAACCCAGGGTTCCTACAATTTATCAGTACTTCGGAACAGAGAGGGGTGGGGTACACTGTAAAGGTAGGTAAATCTTACTTACAAGGGAGAGGGGAAGAACTAGCCAACCCTGTAGGTAGACAGGAGATTAAGATAATACCTATAATACTTGGAGCTAAGAATCAAGGGTTAATGATGGTGTTGGTAGGCGCCGCTATTATATTTGCCCCCTATCTTATAACGTCTATGCAGTATGGCACAGCTTTAATGGGGGAGCAAACAGCTATGTTAGTAGCCCAAGGAGGGTCAGGAGGCGCTTTAATGGGAGGGCTAACTAGTGGTATAGCATCTAAGTTTGGTGGTGCACTAGTATTGGGAGGCATTGCCTCTATGATGGCACCTACCCCTTCCCCTCTTGCGGGAGAGAAAGCACAGAATTACGCATTTAATGGTGCGGCAAATACTACCCGTCAGGGGGTTGCTATACCTGTATGCTATGGACAATTAATGGTAGGCGGGGCAGTTATTAGCTCTGGAATCTCACCAGAAGACTACGTACCGGAACCGGAGAGCGATGATGAATGAGAAAGATTGGATAAGAGGCGCTGGAGGCGGCGGTAAAGGCGGAGGCGGAGGGTCTCCAACAGAAGATGATGATTCCCTATTCTCCGCGTCTAAAGCACGTGTAGTGGACCTAGTGTCCGAAGGTGAGATAGTAGGACTACTGTCCGCAGAATACGACCCAAGCACTTCCACCTGGATTAATGGAGAGCAGTCTATATACCTAAATGAAACACCTGTAAAGGACTCCTTAGGTAACTATAATTTTGAGGACGTATCTTACGCTATAAGAGAGGGTACGAACGCCCAGACCCTCATACCAGGGTTCGCAGGCTCGGAGCAGGTAGAGTCCGTTAATATTTTAGTAAAGAACGGTACCCCCGGCCCTATCATCAAATCTTTTAGCAGTAGTACTGTGGATGCAGTAAGGGTGCTTTTGTACACCCCTTCACTACTCGATGGGGATAACGATAACGGAGACCTACACGGCTCCAGTGTTTCTTTTAAGATATACATAGAAAAGGATAATGACGGGTCCTGGGATCTGATGAAGACATCTTCTTTCGAGGGAAAAACCTCTGGAAAGTATGAAAGAAGCTACAGACTAGATATTCCTAGCGCGTGGAAGGATTCAGGTTTTACTCAAGTTGCTATTAAAGTAGAGAGAACTACTGCAGATTCCACTTCTACGAAAGTATCTAACGAACTATGGTTTGGGGCGTACACAAAAGTAATAGACAATAAATTAAGATATCCTAATAGTGCTTTAATAGCAATGCAAGTAGATGCAAGGCAGTTTACTAGTATCCCTAAACGTGGGTATGAGATAAAGGGCGTCAAGATAAAGGTACCTAGTAACTATACTCCGTATGACCAAGGGCATTGCTCTTTGTCAGGGTACAGACGCAAGGACAGATGTACTCAAGCGGGGGGAACCTGGTCAGGTACTTCTGAAGGAGATAATCTGTACAACGGAGCCTGGGACGGCACTTTTGATATAGCGTGGACATGTAACCCTGCTTGGATTCTATATGATTTATGTACAGATGAAAGGTACGGCTTAGGTAAGTGGCTGTCTGCTAATCAGTTAGACAAATGGTCCTTATACGAGATTGGTAAATATTGTGACGGAGTAGACAATAGTGGAAACTTTGAAGGTGTAGACGATGGCTGGGGCAACAAAGAAGCGCGTTTTGCTGCTAATTTGTACTTACAAGCTAGAGAAGAGGCGTACAAAGTAATTAATGATATCTCCTCTATCTTTAGAGGAATGGTATACTGGCAACAGGGGCAAATCTCTGCTGTGCAGGACGCGCCTAAAGACCCTGTAATGAACTTTTCAGATGCCAATGTTATAGATGGGGCCTTCACATATGAGGGTTCTTCTAGAAAACAGAGGCACAACGTAGCTCACGTAACGTGGAATAACCCAGAAGACTTTTATAGACAGAACGTAGAGTATGTAGAAGATGCACAGGGTATTACTAACGCTAATAACCAAATATTTTCTACAGATGTAATAGCGGTAGGCTGTACTTCACAAGGGCAGGCTAGAAGAGTAGGTAACTGGATTCTGTATACTGAAAGGTACGAAACTGAAGCTGTTTCTTTTTCCACTGGAATGGAAGGAGCTGCAATTAGACCAGGGGACATCATCAAGATAGCAGACTCTAGTAGGTCAGGTGTTAGGTACGGTGGAAGAATTGCCTCAGGTAGTACAACTACTACTATTAAGCTAGACGCTCCTACTCCGGTAACTGCTGGTAAGACTTATACCATATCCTTAATTAATACTGAAGAAGCGTGTGTAAGAGCAGGGGTAAAACAATCTGAGAGTACACAGGAGACCTGTATCAATGCACACGTCAAGAACCAGTGGAAACCTTATGTGTGGGTAGAGACAAAGACTGTATCATACGTTTCAGTTACGGAGGAGGTGACTGAAGTAACCGTTACTTCCGCTTTTGAAAACACGCCTACAGCCTCGTATATGTGGATACTTGAAGAAATGGGTACTGTAGAGGCGCAGGACTTCAGAGTCCTAATGACTAGAGAAGCGGGGCCTAATATTGTGGAAGTTTCTGCACTGGCGTACCACGGAGCTAAGTATGGGTACATTGAGGATAGTACCGACTTCTCACAAAAGTCTACTAGTAACATGCCTAAACCTAGTGACCCGGTACCTAGTCCATCTAATTTGACAATTAATGAGGAAATATACGTAGACTCTATGGGTAATGTTAAGAACAGAGCTACCTGTAACTGGGATGCTCCAAACACGGCCGGTACAGCAACTACTTACCCGTACATTGCGTCTTATTACGTAGAGTGGAGAAGAAAGGCTCCTGCTATTACAAACTGGACTTCAATGGGGGAAACCTCTGCGCAGAGCATCACTATTGATGATGCTCCAGCAGGTACTCTAGAATTTAGAGTTAAAACAAGGAGAATTTTCTAATGCTATATTCACCTTTTGCATCCATAGAGCAGGAGATATTTGGAAAAACCATCCCTCCAGCCAATGTTAGTAACTTTACTATGGTGGCTCGAATTGACCTAGCCAACCTTAAGTGGGATAGAGTAGCAGACTTAGATGTGGTACATGGAGGTAGTTACTGGATTAGACATACTAGTAATACCACGGGAGTGTCCTGGGCAAGTTCTTCAGATATCACAAAATACGTGCCGGGAAATTTAGACACTTACTCTGTCCCCCTGTTAGCAGGGTCTTACCTTATAAAAGCCTTAGACTCTTCTGGCAATGAATCGGAAACTGCTGCAATAGTAAGCTCCAACGTTGCGGACATATTAGATCTGAACGTAGTGTTCTCCAGTACACAACACCCTAGTTTCGGTAATGGTACTTCTACTGGAGTGGGGGACCCCCTTAATGATAATATATCTTTCAACTCTGGTAACAATAGTATTAAGTTGACAGACCATACTCTAGGAGTCGGCTATTATTATTTTACGGATCAGTCCATAGACTTAGGAGTAGAATACACTAGCAGGATAACTTCCTCATATACAAGCACAGGATTCTCTACGACTGAGCTGTTCGACTCAGACACGGCCTTATTTGACTCTTCCACCGGGTTGTTCGATGGTACGGATATTTCTGGAACTAATGCTGCGTTACAAGTTAGAACTACCCCAGACGACCCTGCGGGCTCCCCCGTATGGTCTCAGTGGGGCTCCTTCTTTGTAGGGGATTATAAAGCTCGAGGTCTGCAATTTAGAATGGAACTTACGAGCACAAATCCCCTGTATAATGTACAAGTAGAGGGGTTAGGTGTGACGGTTGATATGCCGGATACCTTAAAGAGGGCCATTAATGTACAGACTAGTTCTGGTACCAATAACGGTACTGAAGTGGTAACTTACGCGGTTCCTTTCAAGACAGTACCTTCCGTAGGTATAACAACAATCGATGCTGACGACAAGATATACTATGTTATTAGCAGCAGTACAGCAACAGGCTTTACTATCACTTTTTACGACAACAACACTAGCTCAGCAACGCAAAAAACGTTCAACTGGCTAAGCTCAGGATATTAGGAACACTTATGGCAATACATGACTATAGCATAGCAAATCAATCACACGCGGCATTTCGGTCGGACTTAAATAACGCACTTTCCGCTATTAAGAGCAGTAACAGTGGGACAACAGCACCTACGCTATCTCTAGTAGAGGGGCAGTTATTTTTCGATACTTCTAATAGCATACTTAAGCTTTATACGGGGGCCTCCTTTGAGGAACTAAAGTCTGGCGATATTGTTACCAACGATATAGCAGCCAATGCGGTAACTACAGTCAAAGTACTGGACTCGGCTATTGTGGCATCCAAGCTCGCAGTTACTGGGAACGGTACCGCTACTCAGTTCTTACGGTCAGATGCAGATGGTACTTTCACATGGGCTACTCCTATTAATACTAATACTACTTATACTGCTGGGTCGGGTATGGACTTAGCTGGTGGAGCTTTCTCGGTGGAATCAGATCTTAGAGATAGTATGACTCATATTGGAAGGGATAGTAACGATTACATAATTTTCAATACAGAGAACCATGGATTCTTCTTAAATGGGGCAGAGCGCTTCCGAATGGAAAGTGACGGGGATCTACACTGTGATGGTAGTGTGGTAGCGTATTCCGCAACAATATCTGACAGGAACTTAAAGTCAGCTATCTCTAACGTAGACAATGCACTAACTAAAGTTTTACAACTTAACGGAGTGGAGTTTACACGTAAAGATACTGGGGTAAGATCTGCAGGAGTTATTGCGCAAGAAGTTGCTAAAGTGCTGCCTCAGGCAGTGGTAGAAAGAAAGCTACCTCTACAGACAGGTACTGATGAAATGTACAAAACAGTAGAATATGATGCTTTGCATTCATTGTACATCGAGGCAATCAAAGAACTTAAACAGCAGTTAGATGACCAAGCGCTGGAGATAAAAGAGCTTCAAAAGGGTTAAAAAAATTTATGTCTTGACTTTTTTGATGGAATTTGATATAATAACAGTATAAGAAAAGGTCATTAAAATAATTTGGTGGGCACCTTTTAACAAGTATAAATCCCTTTATGGTAAATAGCCAAAAGGGGTGAGGTTTTATTAAGGATTTTAATTATGTCAGCAGGTATCTATAATTTAAGTATTGAACAAGGCTCTTCATGGGAGCTACAAATGTCTATCGACTCCTCTGCAGGTACAGATTTAAATATTTCAGGGTACAGTTTTGATGCTAAAATAGCTAAGTCATACTACGACGATACACCTGTGAGTATGGCAGTCTCTGTTGTTAATAGCGCTACAGGTGCTATTAAGATATCTCTTAGTCCTGCACAAACAGGCGCTTTAGATGCTGCTATAGAATACATATACGACGTAGATATGACTTCTGGTGGCGGTACTGTAACTCGCTTAATGGAAGGAAGAGCAACAATTAGTCCAGGACTATAACTATGAGTGTCATAGTTACTGTAACCGAGACTACAGGCAATAATATAACTGTAACTACCGATCAAGTAGTTATAACAACCAATTCGGTAGCAGTGGGAGTCGCAGAAGATATTTCTTTTTCCCCTGTAGGTTCTATTACTGCTACGAATATTCAAGATGCTCTGCATCAAATCGCGGATCAACAGTTCGTACAAGCCGCAGCACCTGCTTCTGACGATGAGAATCTTCAAGAAGGTGACTTGTGGTACAACACAGCTGATAACAAACTTATGGTTTATAGGAATACTACTTGGGAAGAAGTAGTTATTTCGGCTCAGTTATCAGAAAGCTCAGATGCTGCAGAGTACTCTGACGTTACTCTTAATGGAGGGTATTTTTAAATGGCAAATGTAATCAAAATTAAACGCAGTACCACGGCTGCAACACCTAGTAGCCTAGCGGAAGGCGAATTAGCTTATTCTGAAAATAGTAATAATCTATTTATTGGAACAAGCGGTGGTAATATCACAACAATCGGCGGAACAGAAGGAATCGCTGACGTAGTCGGAACAATGGTAACCGGTAATACTGAAACAGGTATTCAAGTAACTTACGACGACTCTGACAACACTTTAGACTTCGAACTTACAGCGGATCCTACGATCACTTTAGGCGGAGACTTATCAGGTACAGCAACACTAACTAACCTAACAGATGCAACATTAACTGCAACTATTGGCACTAGTGCCGTGCAGAAAGCAATGGTACATACAGATGTTATCACAGGACAAACTGCTTTAGTAGCTAACCCTGACGGAGACAACGATTATGTATTAATCTACGACGCTTCAGCGGCTTCTTATAAGAAAATCGCAGCGAAGTACTTAGGTTCTAACTCTTTAGCAGAATTAGACAACGTTGGTACGGACA